AGTTTTAACTTCTCCTGAAGTTGTTTGAATTTTGATTTAAGAATTGCGAGCTTTACTTGGGTGCGTGAGAGCGGGTAATTTGTTCCGCCTCTGTAGTTTATGAAGTTTGCGAAGTCATCGAGTTGGTCCTTTCGTGATTGCATTTCTGCAAGTTCTTTTGATTTAAGTTTTACTTTTGCGTCATATTCCATCCATTTTTCGGGATGGTTTTTTTTGTACCAGTCTTGATAGTAGCGAGGGATCGGGCCTTGTGAGCCGTTGGGTAGGACTACATATCCTCGTGAGAATGTTTGTTCGTGGTATTTTTCAATCCATTTTTTGCCGATGGCGTGTTTTTTTGAAGTGTTGTGAATTGGGTGATAGTCGTGGTCTTGGTCGTTTCCGTGGGCCAGTTTTTTTGCAGCGTAACGCGCAACGTAGCTAGCAGAGTCCAGAGTAACAGAGCCAAATTCAATATTGCCATGAGTCCAAAGGTCTCTGATGAATTCTGAGGTATATACTTGTTCTCCGAGTTCTGTAACGTAATGCTTTTTTGCGTCGTCTGGCCGGAAGTTGAAGATAAGGACGTGCCAGTGAGGGCGTTTGGTTTTGTCTCCATATTCACCTGTGACCATGTAGGGTAGTGGGCGGCGGTTTTCTTTTGAGAGGCCGCGATTCAGTTTTTCGTTAAGTCTTTTGATGAATAGATCAAAGTCTATCCATTGGAGTCTGTCTGATTTGAGGTGTTCGTCGTCGTAAGTGAGCGTTAGGAATATGTTGTCGTCCCACATTTGGGACTCGTGATAAGCCCGGATTGCTTTTTCTCTTGCCATATTAAGTCGGCAAGGGATGCATTTTCGACATGGGAAAGCGAAAGAGGCTAGCTCTTTGCTGATTTTTTTGCTAGAATAGACTATGTCTCCGGTTGCGTTGAAACCGGCTTTTATGGGTCTTATACAGTGCATTGTATAGGGCCTATTTTTTTATAGTCTAATGCCACCACGCATGGCGCGTGGGTTGAGATGGTTCATGCGTTGAACGCCTGTGTTCTTTTTGAAGGTTTTTTGAGAGGCCTTGCGGCTCATTGGTTTTCTTTTCATGGGTGTAACTCCTAAAGAATTTTTGTAATCTTGCGAGTTTGTCTTAAAACAGAGGGTAAGATTTTAAGATTAGAAGTGTCAAGGCTAGGATGAGGGTCGTTGGGTCTAAAACAGGGATTTCCATTGTTTTCTCCTTTTTTAAACCTATCGGTATTTGGTCCAGAAACTTGAGTTTCTGTGAGTTCGGCTACTTACAACAAGTAGGGTCCGTAGCCGAACTGCGTCTTTTTTACTGCTGTTTGATTAGGTCGATTGCTTTAACGCAATGTTCCGGTGTGTCCAGTGGGGTCAGTTTCCCGGTTTGGTCGTCGTATTCCCCAAGGTGGAATAGATCGAAGTCTTCGGGGTGGTTTGCCACTGTTGATTGTGGGTCTTTTGCTAGTTGCTGAAAGGATCTTTCAGCTTGACCGTGAGTGTGTTGATAGAACGGTGTCCCATATACTCCAGTTTTTGAGTCTCTGATAGAGAATACTTTTAGTTGCATTTGTGTCTCCTTTGGGCAACGTTTGCCCCGGTCGATGCGTCTTTCGACGCCGGTTTGGGTTGGTAATAAAGGGTTTGGTTTGTTAAGTGTCAAGGGCTTCGGGAGAAATATCTTCCGAACCCTCTTCCTCTTCAGTCAAGGGGTCCACCCCATACGCTCCTGCGGTGGAAGTCTCCCGACGGGGGGCCATCCATGGCCCGCGCTCCGGAGCCGCTGTGGGCTCTTGGGGCCGCGATCGTCGCGTCCCTAGGGGGTAGGTACAGGGGTAGGTTCTCCGCTTGCTGGCGCGGGTTTAGTCGTCGTTTGGTTCGTCGTTGATTGAGGTGCTTGCTGCGGAGTTTCTACCATTTCCATAAGTCCGAGTGAAATTGCTTCATCTCGGTTTTTTGGATCTTGTAAGAATTGCATGAGTTCATGCGGTGAGTTTGCGAACCGTTTGCGCATGTGTGCTGGTAGTTCGTCGAAGGCTTGTTGTGCTTTTGTTACGGTGTCCATAGCTGTTTGGAAGTCTGGAATTGAGGATTGATCGCCATAGAATCCTTGGCGTCTAGCTAGGTGTGTAATTTGTCCAGTTTTAATAAATTTCTTGACAATGAAGTTTATGTCACATTCTTTCCCGAAACTTTGGTCAGTTTCAGGTGGTAGTTCGTTTACAGTGTGAACGAGTTTGGTTCCGTTGGGTCTGAGTTCGATTTTTTTCATTACGGTTTTCCTGATTGTAGTTTGATGGTTTTGTTGCGGAATTGTTTCATGTATTCAGTTTCCCATTCTTTAAGGGCATCTGATTTGGTTTTTTCTCTTCTCTGAGATTTGAAAGTCTTGGGCCGTTTGAGTCTTCTAAGTTAATAACACGATCGATGACCGGTGAAAAGTTTGTTGTAAATTTTGTTTTAAGGTCGCTTTCTGGGATCCTTTTTTCAGCGACTTTTGCGTCTATGTTCAGTTTGCGAGTTTGAGCGGCGAGGTTTTGCAGCTCTTTTTCCTGTCGCTCTATTTGCATACCGAGTTGTTTTGCTTCAAAGGCTGTTGTAATTCCAGCTTTAAGTGAATTTTCCATTGTTGCTCCGGCGGCTTGTCCTTGTCCGCCTGAGGGAGTTGAGGCTCCGCCTGTTGCTGTGAGAAGTCGATTTAGACCTGCTGTTTGAAGGTCGTTTGCTTCTCTTTGGTGGGCAGAGTTTGACATTTGTTCTTGCCATTTTCTGTTGCGAGCGGCTTCAGCTTGATTTTCTCTGGTTTGCCATACTGCAAGTTTGGCATTTGCTGCGTTTGTTTCTTGTTGTCCGAAGTATGAGGCGATTCCGCCGATTACTGCGGGTGCTGCTGCTGCTACGAGTGCGGGTAGTGCCATTGGGTCTCCTTTGTTGATAGTCGCGTCCTACGACGTAAGAGGCCCCGGCGTCGTGCCGGGACCTGATGCGGGGATAGTTGGTTAGAAGCGTCCGAATGTAGCTGGTACTCCGTAAGTGACCATTGGTCTAACGTGAGTGTAGTCGAACCAGAAGTCTCCGATAAGATCTGGATAATCTGGGCGAGTTACTACGAGAGATCGCTCGATTGGTGTGTTGCTTTCAATGAAAGTTTTGTTCAGTGATGGTTTCACTGTGAAGTATTCGGCAAGGTGCCATACGTCTAAGCTTTCAGCGAAGTTAGAGCGGAATTGTCCTTTAATTTCAGATGGACGGAAGCGGTATTCACCGTATCTTTCTTGATAGCCGAAGATTTCCGAGTCGGTAGCATTTCCTTGTGCGTAGATTTCTTTGTTAAGGATAGCTTGTTCACCGAGTTCTTGGAATTTAGGCCAGAAGAAGTCCCATCTTGTTTGACGTGACCACATTTTGTGAAGGCCTTGTTGGTAGGTTACTTGTCCACGGGCTCTGATGAAGCCTAGGACATATCCGTGTTCTACGAACGATTTTGAGAATCCGATTTTGTTTCCGAATTCTGAGGCCGTTGAGAAGGCGGCGAGGTTACCTTGTGGGCTGTCCGTTGTTGATGAAGACGTTTGTGGAACTGGATTCTGTTGGAGATCAATAGTTCCGCCAGATAGATATTCTGGACGTTGTAGGCGGAAGTCAAGACTAATGACGTTGAAGTGAGATTTAAGAATTTCAACATAGCGTGTTCCACCGCGTGCGTCGAGTTCAAGCAGAGATTGCATCATCATTGCTTGTCTTAGTTGGTTGATGGTTGCGGCTGTTGCAGAGGATAGGTCTGCTATGAGTGTTCCTTGTGGGTCATAGCCGATAGGGTCATTTCCGGCTGCTGATATAGCTTTTTGACCGCCGAAGGTTACTTGTGAGAGTGCTCCGTTGTTTCCTGGTCCACCTGGAGTTTGAACCCAGTTGAAGTGAGGGTATGGTCCGTTTCCGGCGTTTGGAACGTAAGTGATTGGTGCAGAGTTGCCGATTGGCATTTCTACAGCCATGCCTTTTTGTGGCCAAGGTAGTGCGCTTGTGAAGTAGTCGTGCGGTTTTGCGGCTTTGAGTAGTTGATAGTCCGCGTGGTTGTCTGGTCCGTCTCCTTTAGGAACGGCGATTTTTCCGATAAGATTTTGGTCTCGGAACCAGTCGTTATAGATAAGATTGTAAGCTCTGAAAGGTAGAGCATTTATCTCGAGATTTGCAACTTGTGTCGGAATTCCGAAGTGATCGTAGATGGACATGTTTTCGAAGCCACCAGCGGGTGCTGTGATTGTTGGGATCAAATAGTCCGTTGAGTCCGATGGGTTGTCTTGTGCTCCGTTGAATTTTTCCCAGTTGTCCCATACTAGTCGGCAAGGGACGAAGAAGAAATAGAAGTCGAGCATCATTCTGTCCATAACAGGGACTACTTGAGTCGCAAGTCGGATGAATGTTTTTGTGTTCATGTTGATTGTGTCACCGGGTAGGATCTCGTCGATGAAGATTGGTGTCAGGTCATCGAATTTGAAGGTGTCTTTAGTTCCGAAGGAGCGGTTGAATTTTGAGCGAGTTGTGTGAACGCTTGGGATCTGTGCGAAGCTGTGTTGGTTGTGTCTTGAACCGAGTTTCAT